CCCCCCCCCTACTGCTTGAGTGTGGGCTGGCTAGCTAATTGAGCGCGGCGCAAGTGGGTTGTGCAGAAGTTGGCTGCCTGCTTTGCTGGACTAGACTACTCACCCTGCAGCCCTGCGCTCATGTGCCCTTGCAGCAGCTTCAGTAGCAGTAGTTGCAGCGCACGCAGAACTAAGCTCACATTGCTCACTTGGGAAGGGCAAAACCCGCTCAAACGCCGCGTGGCTAAGGGCGCAAAGCCAGCAGCAACCCCGCCAACAGCGCCAACCAGAGCAAAATCGCGCCAAAACTGAGCCAAAGAGAAGGTAAACCGCCGGAAATACGATCTATTACTCCGATCGAATTACATGTTTGAGCCGGTTCAGTAGCCCCAGAGCCTCCGACAGCACCAACCACCCTTGCACCCCTCCCTGCCCACTCCTCAGCCTCTCCCCTCCAAGCCTCCGCCTGCTCTTTCGCATCTTCCAGCACCATCGCGAGCAACCCCGCTTGCAAGGTTTCGAGCTTTGCCTCCCCCGCAACAAGCCTCCCACTCATAGCAGCACTCCCAGCCTCCAGTACCCTTCTACTCGCAGGCACGCGAATCTTCATTGCCACTGCCCCCACTTCACGCTGCCCCATCTGCCACCTCCCGAATAACTGCTCCAGCACTCGCAAGCGTCTCCCCTGCAACCCCGCTCGCAGCGTCAATTGTTTGAGCCGATTCCCCCGCGCTGCCATACTGCTCAGCCCAAGCCTTCGCATTCGCTACAGGCGTAGGGATATGCACTACAAATTGATTCACCGCAGCCGTTTTCACCTGCCCAAGCCCTAACGATCGGCTCATCGCATCGAAAACTGTCAGAGCCGATTCCAGCGACACTTTATCACTCTCCAGCCTAGTCTCAATGATCTCCAGAGACCGACTCGCGACACCGTTTAACCTGTCCTTAATCGCATTAAGTATGATCGGGTCACAAATTGCCTTCTGCCGCTCACCGAGTTTCGCCTGAAAGGCATCTGACGACATGACTTTGTGCAACCAGTGGCGGGAATACCCAGTAACCACGCTCAAATCCGTCGTGCTGATTCCTGGATTCATCAGAAGCTGATCAATAATCACCATGTGGGACTGGAGGAAATTCTTCGGCGCACCCTTCTCATCCTTTGTGGCAGCCATGCGAGCGTTGTACTCAGCATATTGCTTTTCCTCTACAAAGGTGCGCTCACTGTCCGAGGGTGTGAAAATCTCAGCTAAATCCAGCACATCCGCTGCCACACTCGGATCGTCAACTGCCTTCGGCGGTGTCCGCTTAAGCAGATTCTCTGTCGTTGGCTTTGGAGCATTAATCAGCACTGCTGCCAGTGGATTCACCGCTGACCTCTCAACAAAAGCCACTGTCTGCGCTGCGGTAGTCCTATCTTCCGGCTTCATTGTAGTCCTTAAAGTAGTGAGTATAGGTAGAGTATAGAAAAGTTACCAGATAGAGTCAATCCGAAGCCTGAGACAGAGGGAGTGAACTCCGACCGGAATACGAATTTTTACTCTGGGCGTTTTTGGAAAGGGCAAGCCAAGCTTCCGCGTGTGCGCTGCGAACACCCCCCCCCATAGTGCGATGAGTGCAGGTGCGCTGAGAGGGGGAATTGGAAACTGGGCCACACATGGGAGGCTGTAATACGTGTAAACTCGCCCAGTTGCGCACCCCCCATCTAACAAGCATACCCCCGGCCGTTCCAGGCATGAAAATTGCCTGTCCTCAGCCTGGCACGATTATTGCTTTCATGCGCGGCTGGCATGGGACTTGCTTTGAGGCAGCGTGTGTGTTGCATGGCATGAAAATTGCATAGGCAGCTGCATGGCATGGTTATTGCTACGCGTGCGCGCCCGCGATTAGTCTATTAGGTGAACAGATCAGGTGCGTTGGTAGTATAATGAGGGGTATTTGAGCGTGGCGCAGGGCGGTATACCAGCTCCCCTCACATTTTTCCCCATTCGTCGCACGCTGGTACTTTTTGCAATAGTCGCAACGGTAGCGAGGGGCACGTTGGTGCAATGGTTGATTGCAATTGGGAGGACTTATTTTCAATTATTTTGCATTTTTGTTGAAATAGGGGGTTGTAATCCGGTCGGATTATGCTAGAATGTAGTCATTGGGTTCGGTGCAGTTACTTTTTTCTAGGGAGAGTGCAAAATGGTTACAGTTCTTTTTATTACAATGATGGTTGAAATAGTTCTTTACTTCAGGTTGAAATTGGCGTAGACTTTCACGTATGGCGCATTTTTCAATAAGTGCCCCATGCGGGAAATTTTCCCAAAACGGCAATTTTGCCAATGAACTACACTTTTATAAGAGGCTCCAAAATGACCGCAACTACAACACGTACACCAGCAATTTCTACCGATATTTTCGGCACAACCCTTACGCTAAATTTTTCCAATGGTATGGAATTAGCAATCGACGTAACAACACTCACGCCAGAAATGTTGCACCAAGCTGCATTGCATGGCCTCAAACAAAAATTGTGCGATGGCGCGGCAATTGCGCGTGATACAGTAACGGGGGGAACCGCGACCATAGCCGATAAATTTTCGGCAGTTCTCACAATTTATAATCGAATCACGAAAGAAAATGCTTGGAATGCGAACCGTGAAGGTGTGGAAAAGGCTTCCGGCGGTGTATTTGTACGCGCAATGATGGAATTGACTGGTAAAACCAAGGTCGATATGGACGCAATCCTAGAGAAGTATACAAAAGAACAATTGGCCGCACTTAAAAAGAACCCCCGTGTGTTGGAAATTACGCAACGCATGGAACGCGAACGCGCACTTGCCACCGATACAACTAGTGACAATCTTTTGGCCGAATTAGGCTTATAATTTCAACGGCGGTCTATATGGCCGCCACTTTTTAGGGGGTATCATGTCACAAATAGAACGCGCTAGGCATATTCGTCGTACATTCGGCACGTACAAAGCCGCTAGGTTTTTGCACAAACGTGGATGGTCGATTGAAGCCGCTATTCACATATTAATCACGTCAAAACATTAACCACTCACTGCACCACCAAGCCCGCTATATGCGGGTTTTTTGTCTTTGGGAGGGCATTAATCGACCGCATTACAAAATGTTACTTCGACCGGTTTAAACACGCACCACGCCCCGCAATCTCATTCAGGCTACCTACCTATACACCGCACCATTTAAACCCCACCATGGGCTGCCCTATTGGTCTAATTCATCATTTTGAGAATGTCGCGCAGCTCACAATAGCCGCTCCGATAGGGCAGAGCCATTCCCCATCGCGTTTTCCGCAACACCAATACCAAACCATACCACATAATTTGCACCTCTCTATGCCTCTCTACTACTGTGCAAAAACCTATTGCCTATCTGCCCTCATATCCGTATATTCAATTCATCGGCCACATGCAATCCATACCGATACCAAGCACCTTAACCAAGGGCTTTTAACCAACACTCACTAAGGAATTTTTATCATGGCAACTACCAAAGAACCAGCAGAATTAAACATGGTCACAATGACTGACGGCCGTATTGTCGAATTCGCTGGTAAACGTAAACTGCTCAAGTCCTCATTCACTGATGAAAAAGGTTTGGGCGTTCGTCTGGACTTCGTAAATGGCGAAACTCGCGTGTTTTACTTGCCGGAAGCATTGTTGCACAAGTTCGCCGTACACGGCGCAGAACAGAAGTTAGGTGATGAAACAGCTGGTGTAGCTGATCCAGACGACATGGTAATGGCAATTGATGATCTGATCGACCGCTTGTATAACAACGAATGGTCAGTCAAACGCGAAGCTGGTGCAATGGCTGGTGCTTCAGTCTTGGCTAAGGCATTAGTACAAGTTTCAGGCAAGTCACTGGATGCAATTCGTACTTTCCTCAGCACTATGTCACATGCTGAAAAAGTTGCAATGCGTAACAACCCGAAACTGGCCCCAATCGTTGCTGAATTGGAAGCAGCCAAAGCGAAAAACAAAAAGCCAGGTGTTGCAATTGACACCGACTCGCTGTTAGATGCTTTGTCAAATGGTGCGGAAGTCGCTTCTGCCTAATAGCAGGTCACAACTAGATACGATCTAGGTAGCTGGTGAGGAATTGAGCCTCTGCACCAGTGGGCAAAACCCTCAAGGGACAAAATCCTTTGGGGGTTTTTCTTTTATTACTGTGTTGACAATATAGTGCGGTTTTGGTATCATATGTGAATGGCAATAGATTCCCTGTTGCTCTTACCGGAGGCTCAAAAAATGTATGGTCAAGCACATCAATCAATCCCCCCGCAGGAATCCCCAGCATTCGATACCCTCGAAGATCTGCTGGAAGAGTCAAAACAACACGCAGCAGCAATCTTCTCTCTCGATGATCTACTTAGTGAATCTGTAGCCCTTGTTGAAGCGTCTTCAGCGGAAAAAGAGCTGAAGAAACGCGTTGCCAGAGGTGGTATGCAGGCTGGTGAACTAGCGGAAAGTCAGTCACTTCTCTTGAAATGGGAACTGGCCAGGGTCTGGGTGAAAACAAAAAACGTCCTCGCTTTCACCCGCCAACGATGCCAAGACTGCGGAAGTTACCACAACACTTTCAGCGGGTTCTTCGAACTTCACCAGCACAAGAATCAACCGAATACCACTCGACAAATTGCTGTTACCCGCTTTGAAACGGATTTACCAAAGCTTGTCACCTACTCCGACGCAGAAGTTCCTACTTGTCACGCTTGTGCAGAGCATGATGGTTGGGAGTTGGAAGATGATTCCCCTGACAGTGAAGGCGGGCTGCGCTTCACCAATGTGGAAGGGCGGGAAGATGAGGCTGTGGAAGTGGAAACGGAAACAGCAGCCGAAAGTGAAGAAAGCTTTGAAGATGATGACAGAGCGCTTGCGCTTCTCGCAGCTATGGAAGCTTTGGAAGCTGGTGGCGAGCTATGAATCTGCTACTGCTCTGGCAAGCTTACTGGCTGAAAGTCTGTTTAAAGGCGGCGACTGATCGTGACAAAGAGCTGACGCTCCTAATTCACTGTGACCAGCAAGAACAAGCCCTGCTCCAAGACCGAATAACACTCTTGCAACACAAACTTTTATCTACTTTAAGCAAAACAAAGAAAGGAGTTACCCTGAATGATTAAAGACCACGACCCAGTGAACCATCCAAACCATTACACCTCGCACCCCAGCGGTGTCGAGTGTATCACAATCACAGAGCATATGGGCTTCAACCTCGGAAATGCTGTGAAATACATCTGGAGAGCTGATCTCAAGGAATGTGCTGTAGATGACCTGAGAAAAGCTGTCTGGTATCTCGAAAGAGAGCTTACAAAACGTGCTCAAACCCTTCCCAACCAAGTAGGAACCCCCAATGGCCAAGCCTAAAAACGTAATACCTTCCATCGAGAAGAAAATCTCAATCGCATGTGACCTGTGTGCCCGTATGGAACTTGAACTCTTCAGTGACCTCGAAGGGAAAATCCCTTACGGTGCCCAATCCACCTTCATCAACCAACTAATCAGAGACCACTTCACCGCGCTCGACCTCCGTAACCCATCTTAACCCAACTTGAGACCTCAACTATGAGCAAGTCTATTGTAGCAAATGCAGAGCAGATAAAAGCAATCGAGGATATTACTAACTTCCTCGCAGCACCTTACGTCGCAGACCCTTTCTATGTTCTGGAAGGAGCTGCTGGCACAGGGAAAACATTCTGTTTGCGGGAAATTGCAGCAAAGTATAAACAAAGCGCAGGACGCCTCGCCTTTACAGCACCAACAAATAAAGCAGCAAAGGTTATTCGTGCGCTTACTGGCGAAGCTTCAACAATCTACTCGCTACTTGGACTTCGCATTCAAGCCAACGGCGAAGTGAAAGAACTCTCAACCAAGGTAGGTGAACACGTTGACCTTTCCAACTTCGATGGTGTGGCGGTGGATGAAGGTGGTATGGTCTCCACAACCCTGCTCAAGGTCATTCGAGCTGAAGCCCTAAAGCACAATCTTCGCTTTCTTTTCCTTGGGGATCGTTACCAACTTCCTCCAGTAGGTGAACGCGAATCCCCTATCTGGAAATTTCCACAAAAAGCTGTGCTAACCAAGGTTGAACGCCATGATAATCAAATCCTGAAGCTTGTCACAGGGATTCGAGAAGCAATGGATCAGCCTATCATGAACATCGACATAAAAGCTGACAACGACGGGAATGAAGGTGTCTGGAAAATACCAAAACTCGCTTTCAAAACACAAATCTACACTGATGCGGAAGCTGGGAAGTTCTCTGACACCAATAGCACTAAGGTTATCGCATGGCGTAACGTGAAAACCGCCGAATACAATCAAATCATTCGACGTGCTATTTTCGGCGCAGCTGCATCGTTCTATGAGGTTGGAGAACGTATTATTGCAGCTTCCCCATGCCTAGTTGGCGGTGAAGTGGTGCTGGCTACAGATGATGAAGCAATTGTAGAATCCCTTGTCATTAGTCGTCATCCCCTCAGCCCAGAGTTTGAAGCAATTGAGCTGAAGTGCAGGACTGAAGACAATCGGCTAATTCGCCTTACTGTCCTGCACCCAGCCTCTGCTACTGCTTATGCCAATGCTTGTCAGTCTCTAGCCCATGCTGCAAAGACTGAGCCGAAGAAGTGGAAAGCCTACTGGAATATGAAGGAACTCTTCCATGATGTGAAGTATGCTTATGCAATTACAGCTCACCGCGCACAAGGAAGTACCTATGAAAATGTTTATGTAGACTACCAAGACATTCTCATGAACAGGGAGCGTCGGGAAGCTTTTCAATGTTTGTATGTTGCTGCTAGTCGTCCGACGAAGCGGTTAATTTTGGCTTGAGGGGATTGAAAATGGAAAGCTTAAAACAAGTTCTAATGCGAAGGGATGAACTGACTTCTGAAGAGGCAGATGAACTGATTGCTGACGCTAAGATCGCGTTGCAGGGGTACATTGAAGATGATGATTTGGAAAGTGCAGAGAATGTCTGTGAGGAGTTCTTTGGACTTGAGCCAGATTACCTTATGGAGCTGTACTAATGAAGCTGATTAAACCAAGGAAAGGGCTTCGTAAGACTTCTTACAGATCCCACAAAAAACCAAGAATTTGCCAAGATGGGCCTTGGAAGGGTTATACACTTTGGCTAACTGATAGCAAGACATTACCTATACAGCTCCCTACCTGTAAAGGTTACTACAACAACGGCTACTGGGTAAACCTATGACACCATGTAAACTGTGCAAACTCCACAAACCCTGCAACGCTTGCCGCACACGAGCTACGTTGAAGTTGGCAGGGACAAAAGCAGCTGCGGCTATTCGCAGTGAAAAAGCAATGCAGCCAGTGGTACTGGGTTGGGTTGCGGAAAAGAAAGGAACTGAAGCATGAGCAAGCAACAATGGATTAAAGAAAACCTGAAAGACGGCGAGCAATGCGCAGGGATGAGTTTAGGCAAAGATGGCCAACCAGATCACCACTTGATTCTATTGCCAGGTCAAGTGGAGGGTGTTACGTGGGAAGACGCAAAAACGTGGGCGGAAAAAATCGGCGGATCACTCCCCAATCGACGCGAGCAATCAAAACTGACTAAAAACCTATTGCAATACCGACCGGACTACGATATATTACTACGGTCGGTTAACAATTTGACACCCCCTAACCCTTTAAAGGCTTACCATGTACACTAAAACCTTCAAGCAATACGCTTATCTACACACTCCAGCAGACCTCCACCGCTTACGGGAGAACGATCCTGATAACCCACCGAACATCATTCTGACAGACTGCTCCAGCATGGACACTGAGGGCTGGATTCTCCTTCAGGAATTTGAAACAACTTTAATTTTCCAGTACGATGCCAAGTACACAGCACAAGCACTTGCCCACCTTGACGTAATTGGAGATAAACTTGCAGAGGAATACTATAAGAAGCAGAAAGCTCTTTCAGCTCTGCGCAGTGACCTTCTCTGCCTTCCAAATGAAGTTCCAGCAACCGCTTCTACTGCAAGCGATCCCTGGGACAATCTCGGTAATGAAGATTTCGACGAAGATGACGATACAGATGACGACGAAGAATTCTAAACTGCATTGACACAATCCAATCCCCATGCTAGAATAAGTCATTGACGTACCCCCCCCTATGCGTGTGGGTTGGCTGCCATTCCCATTAATCACAGATGAAAGCTCGCCATGACTCCAGTAACTCCAGCACTCCCTGAAAACGCCTCCCAGTGCAGCGACGGTAGGCAAGCTGAACTTGATAAAATCGAAGACGACCTTGCCCTCAGCGAGGATGACGACGAATCCACCTGTCCCACCTGCCACGGTACTGGTGATGGAGCTTACGAAGGGGAATCCTGCTGGAATTGCAGGGGTAGGGGCTACCTCTTCTAACAGTTTTACACTTTGCTCTTGTACGCTGACAGCAATTTTGCCATAATACGGCCGTATTACAAATTATTACTCCGATCGTTTTATCTCCCAGAAAGCCTCTTATGAAAGACTCCCGACCAAAAAGTGACAAGCCTGCTGCCTCTGATGAAGTCGCTGCAAAAAATAACTTTAACAAACCAAAGCTCCGTGTAAAAGTTATTGTAACAGGGCTAAAGGCTTCTGTATTCATTTATGACTTGCAGACAAAAGCAATGACACCAGTCCTTCCTGAAGAAGGGCACACTGCTACTCATGCGCGTGTCTTCGCCTTCGCTAAAGACCTTGGCAGACTTTTGCAGTGTGAAGTCATTGGCACTCGTACAGTAACAAAAACCACAACAACCGAGGAGAATTTCGATGTCTGAAGTCATCAACCTAAGCGTCACTGAGTGGCGCAGAAAAGCTCGTGAGGGTACACTCAGCGTTGAAGAAATGAAGGCCGCTCTTGCGGCTATTCGTTCCGAGCGCGCTCAAGCAGGCGCAGTATCCGCTACCAGCACAACACGGAAAACAGCAGCTAAAGCAAAAGCTGCTCCTATTGACAGTGATGCACTTATCGGAAGTCTCATGCTATGAACACACCTGACGAACCCCTTTCAACTACAATCAGCGTAAAACTTTCCCACGCTGAAAATGCTAGGCTCTACACTTACCAATGTAACTACCCTGTAGCAATAGGTGACTTGGTAAACGTCAAGCTCCCTTCCAGCCAGATCTTTACAACAGCTGTCCTTGCGGTGCACCCAACCCCGCAACTCAGTGACAAGTGGGAGACCAAGTGGGCTGTGGTTGTGAAAACAGTAGCGGAAGTTGCAGCTGAACGTGACACCTCCTCTGACCTCGGTAAGGCACTTGGCTTTGACTTCCCCCCGACATCCCTTGACGGAGGCATACAAAATGGCTGAACGCCCAATGTTCCCACACACAGTTGACTCCACAATGGTCAGCTCCTTCCGCAGTTGCCCACAGAAAATGTACCGTACCTATGTCGAACACTGGAAACCAAAATCAACCTCAGTCCACCTTATCGCAGGCGGAGCTTTCGCTGCTGGTATTGAAGCAGCGCGCGTTGCTTTCTATGTCAATGGAGCCGACTCTGCGGATGCAGAAGCTGTCGGACTTACAGCGCTTATTAAGCACTATGGAGACTTTACACCACCAGAAGGTTCAGCCAAAACTCTGGAACGAATGTGTGGAGCTTTTGAATTCTATCTCTGCCACTATCCCCTTGGAGCCGACGGAGCCAACCCTATCACACTCCCCAACGGTAAGCGAGGAATCGAATTCTCCTTTGCAGAACCCCTCTCGATCAGTCACCCTGTCACTGGCGACCCTATTCTCTATACTGGAAGAAGCGACATGCTTGCCGAAAGAGCAGGTGGAGTTTATGTGTATGATGAAAAGACAACTTCAAGCCTTGGAATGCAATGGGCAAACCAATGGGAAATGCGCTCCCAGTTTACAGGCTATGAGTGGGCAGCGGCAAGGCAAGACATCAAAACTGCTGGAAGTATTATCCGTGGCGTCAGCATTCTTAAAACAAAATACGACACCCTAGAAGTAGCCACCTACCGCACCAGTCATGAACTCAATCGCTTTGAAGATCAGCTCAATCGTGACGTTGAGCGTATGCTGCGTTCCTGGAAAGAAGGGTATTGGGATTACTCTCTCGACGGCGGCTGCACTGAGTACGGTGGTTGCTCCCTTGTAAAAGTCTGCAAATCCTCCGACCCTGCCTCCTGGCTCCCAGTGTTTTTCACTCAACGCGTCTGGGATCCCCTTGCGCGGAAGGAACTTACCATTGAGGAGCATGAAGCGTCTTGGGGCCATGAGAGAGAAATACCTTTGCCAGCACAACCCGCAGCTCTAACAGACTCCCCTGCTTTGCAGGATTCTTTTGCAGCTTTAATGGCGACTGGCGGTGTCTCATGAAGTTACTAACTTTCTTTTTTGAACTTCTCCTTGTGGTAGCTTTTTTCACCTTCGTCATCATTGCCGTAGTCCTTGTGGAACGCTCTGCTACCCACAGAGCTGAGTACATGCAAGATTGCAGCAAGTACCACAAACCTTATGAATGCGCTATCCTCTTTACTAAAGGCCGTTTACCACAATGATTTTCACTCAGCAATTCATAGTCAGAAATAAGCATCTTGGGAGTGCTCTCCGTAACTTCGTGCGTTGTCACGAAACTTGGGCAGCTCCTTCCAGCTATGCTTATTTCTGCCCTGTGTGTGCTGAACTCTGGGCACGTTGCCCTGTAGTCGATAATCAAAGCGGGAAGCTAATCCCTTTTCAAGTCCTCTCTGTGGAGTGCGAGCAGCACCATCGCCCTACCTCTCTCACAATCCCAGGCACTCTCCACTTAACCTGGGATAAGGATTTTACAAAAGCATTCCCTGACACTGTTTTCGTCTATGAATTTAACCAAGCCTTAAAACTTTACAAGGATACACCATGACAGTAGAAACTCCCACAACCCCTAACACTTCTGAAATCTCAGCCCTCCCAGGTGCCAACGTTCTCCTGATGGGGCCAGGTGGTGTAGGAAAAACCCACTGCCTCGGCACACTAGCAGAAGCTGGCATCGAAGTCTTTTACCTAGGGCTCGAACCAGGTCTCGAGTCCCTTCTCGGATACTTCACAGACAAAGGGAAAGAAATCCCTGCCAATGTCCACTGGCACATCGTCGAAGCTCCCAAAGCTTCCTTCGGTGATATGATCGACAGCGCTAACAAGATCAACACAATGGCACTCGACACCCTTGCCAAAATGACTGACCCGAAGCGGATGAATCACAATCAATTTGTAAAAACCTTGGAGGCGTTGAATGGATTCATTGACCAGAGAACTGGCACCAACTATGGCCCAGTGGATGAATGGCCAGAAGGAGCTGCACTTTGTCTGGATTCCCTCACAGGCCTTGGACGAGCCGCAATGTCCCTTGTGGTTGGTGGAAAGCCAGTTAAAAATATTTCTGATTGGGGAATTGCACAAGACCAAGTCGAAAAAATCCTTCGAATGCTTACCGATAACTGTCGTTGTTGGTTTGTCCTCCTTGCCCATGTCGAACGCGAAACAGATCAAGTCCTTGGGGGGATTAAACTCATGGTGGCAACACTTGGAGCGAAGCTCGCCCCCAAGCTGGCCCCAATGTTCTCGGATGTCATACTCTGCGTTCGAGAAGGTGCTAAGTTCTCTTGGAACACAGGCTCTGCTTCCGCAGATGTCAAAACCAGAAACCTCTCCATTGCTGAAGGACTTCCTCCTTCATTTGGCCCAATTGTCACTAAGTGGCTGTCCCGTGGGGGAAAGGCAATATCATTAACCGCCCGCATTACAAAATAATACTCCGGTCGTATTACTGCAAAAAAGTCTTTGACACCTGACCAATGTCATGTAATAGTACCATCACCCCATCGGAAAGAATCCTCTCTCTGGTGGGGCTTATCCTAGCTCTTAACCTTTACAGAAAGCTCTACTATGTCAAACGCATTCGATCCTCAAGCCTTCCTCGATTCCTCAATCACAGAAGCAAATGACACTAAAGTCATTCCAGTTCCTGCCGGTGAATACCTTGCTGTTCTCGAAAAAGTCACGCCGCGTCAGTGGCAATCAAAAGATGGCACTCAATCTGGCATTGCTCTTGACATTATCTGGCTCATCGAAGATGCTGATGTAAAATCCTTCCTCGGTCGTGATGAAGTAAAGTGCAAGCAAGGCATCATGCTCGATGTTCTCCCTTCAGGCGCTCTCGATATGTCCAAGGGTAAAAACATTGGCCTCGGTCGCCTTCGTGAAGCTGTTGGAATGAACAAACCTGGACAAGCTTTCTCTTTCCAGAACTTGCCAGGCAACTCTGCTAAAGTTTCTGTCAAACATCGCTTAGTTGAAGAAGATGTGTTTGCAGAAGTTAAAAACGTAGCTGCTTGGGGCTAATCCTCCCAGCTGTACGTAGTATGTAGCTCAAAGGTGCCGCCGCTGACCTTCCACAGAACAGCGGCAGTTTCCCCCTCCCAGGAATTGCATGGCTAGAATCAACACTATTCCGCGCCCATACATCACCATTCCCACAAAAAACAAACCGAATGCAACCCGCGCCAACGCGCCTAACCCGAAAGCCGAAACATGCAAACCCTAACACGCGCCCAATTCACTATCCCTGACGACCGCCAGCGAAAAGAATTCGACCCAGATTTCATTATGGAACTTTCCGAAGGTATCCTCCGCCAAGGACTTTTGCACGCACCAGTTTTCCGTGAAACCCCAGACGCCGCTACGCCCTATGCTCTTGTCGCTGGTGAAACACGCCTCAAAGCTATCGAAATGCTCTGGATGACAGGTGGCATTCTCACCTACAATAACCAAACAATCCCTGAAGGTTCTTATCCTTTTGTAACCCTCGGACAGCTCACCCCTCTGGAAGCGGAAGAAGCTGAACTCGAAGAGAACATGAAGCGGAAAGACCTTTCATGGCAAGAGTCAGCAGCAGCTCTCCAGCGACTCCACGCCCTTCGGCAAAAGCAGGCAATTGCTCAAGGTCGTGTGCATACAGTAGCTGACACTGCACTGGAAACTAAAGGTCGTAGTGATGGCGCTTTCCAAAACAATATCCGTAAGGAACTTATTGTCGCAGCCAACCTCCACAATCCAGAAGTGGCAAAAGCGAAGAACACGGAAGAGGCTTTCAAAATCCTCAAACGACAAGAAGCAACTCAGCAAAACATTGCCCTAGCAGCTACAGTTGGTCTTACATACACTTCAAGCGTGCACACTGCCCTTAATGTAAATTGTCTTACCTGGATGGCGGAGCAGATTGGTCTTCAATTCGACGTAATCTTAACTGACCCACCTTATGGCATGGGGGCGCAAGACTTCGGTGATGGTGGGGGGAAGCAGACCAACAGTGAACACCATTATGATGACTCCATTGAAGCCTGGCGCGCCCTCATGACCCCTTGGTGTGCAGAAGCCTTCCGCCTAGCCAAGCCCCAAGCTCATGCCTATGTTTTCTGCGATCAAGCAAACTTCCCTGAACTCAAATCCATGATGCAAGCTGCTGGTTGGTATGTATTCCGCACTATGCTTATTGCCCACAAACCAAACTCTGGCCGTGTCCCTTTACCAACAATGGGGCCTCGCCGCTGCTACGAAACCATCCTCTATGCAATCAAAGGTAACAAAACAGTCACCACCATCGCCCCTGATGTCATCTCAACAACAGCTGATTCTAATCTCACGCATGGCGCGCAGAAACCTGTCGCCCTTTACGTCGATCTCCTCAAGAGGTCAACACGAGCCGGTGACACAGTACTTGACTGCTTTAGCGGTTCTGGCACTATCTTCCCTGCCTGTCAAGAACTCAAACTCAAAGCAACAGGATTAGAACTCAACCCTGAATACTTCAGCATGGGCTACAAGCGTCTCAAAGCGTTAGAAAATGCGCCTGAACCTCTCGATGGTGGTGCATTAGGCTCTGAACTCGCTGCCATGTTCGGGAGACGCTAAGATGATTTATCCAAGTGGGCCTGCTACTGCTAAGGTCTTTATTGTAGGGGAGTTTCCAGGGGAAGGTGACCTTCTCAAGAGCCGCCCATTCTCAAGCGCATCAGGGTATGAGCTTAAAAAAATCCTCTCTGAGGCTAATCTCTTTTTCGAGAGCTGCTACGTAACCTACGTCTACCCAGATCGCTGCACCTCTGGCATCGACTCCCTCATTGCTAAGAATAAAACTTCCGTTCGCCCGCACCATGTACTGTATCAGCAAAAATACATCACCCCTGAACTCCTCGAATACATTGAGCGCCTGAAGCAAGAACTTCTTCTGGTAAAGCCCAACGTAGTCGTAGCTATGGGGAATCTTGCCCTTTTTGCTCTCACAGGTCAGTGGGGTGTTAACTCTTGGCGTTCCTCTGTAATGGAATCTACCCTCATTCCAGGTCTAAAGGTAATCCCTACAATTTCCCCTAACATCCTGTATGCTCAGTGGAAGTGGCGACCTCTGATCGTTCATGATTTCAAGCGAGTGCGCAGGGAAATGCAATCCCCCGATATAATACGACCAGAGTATAATTTCTTACTCCGACCGGATTACGCTACCGCGCATTCAGTGCTGACTCAACTCGCTATGCAAGCAAAAGCGGCAGCTGCAACGGAACCCTTTCGCCTAGCTTGCGACATTGAAACTCGCGCAGGGCACATTGCCTGCATCGGCTTCGCTTGGTCATCCCTCGACGCCATCTGCATTCCCCTTATGTGCCTTGAACGTCCTGAAGGTTACTGGACATTGGAGGAAGAAGCCAACCTCGTCTATCTGATCCAAATCATTTTCCAATATGCAGTCCTCATTGGGCAGAACTTCAACTACGATGCTCAGTACATTTACCGACATTGGCACTTCATTGCTCGCCATCCTGTACGAGATACCATGCTCAAGCAGCATTCCTGCTTCTCCAACATGGACAAAAACCTCGCTTTCCTCTCGTCCATGTATTGTGATGATCACCTTTACTGGAAGGATGATCGCACCCTCTGGCAGCAAGGTGAAGACGGCGAAGGGGAAAACTCCTACTGGCAGTACAACTGCACTGATGCCGTTCGTACTTACGCAATCGACACTGTACTCGACTCCGTAGTCTCTGGCCTCAAGCTCCAAGCTGTTTCTGACTTTCAGCAAACCCTCGCTCTACCAGTTCTCAACACAATGAACAAGGGCATTCGAGTAGACAACACAGCACGAGCTGCCTTCGCCCTTGAACTCATGGAAAGTGTCGCCAGTCGTGAAGCTTATCTGCTCGAAGTCCTCGGCAGAGAAGTCAACATCAAATCCCCTAAACAAATGCAGGAACTCTTCTATGACGAATTTGCCCAACCAGTCCTCCTCGGTAAAAAAACACAATCTCCTACAACTGACGATGAGGCTCTCAGACGCATTTCCACTAGAGAGCCAATCCTCAAGCCAATCACCAACTGTATCTCTGAGCTGCGATCGCTGGGAGTTTTCCACTCAACATTCGTCTCCGCACCCTTGGACACGGACGGGCGTATTAGAACATCTTTTAACATTGCAGGAACTGATACCTACCGATTCGCTTCTAGTAAAAACGCCTTCGGCAGCGGACTTAACGTTCAAAACATTCCAAGCGGTGGAGATACTGGCTCTGACGGTCTTTCCTTACCTAACGTCAGGAAGTTGTTCCTACCAGACCCTGGTCACACCTTCTTCGATATTGACCTTGACTCTGCGGATTTGCGAATCGTCGCGTATGAATCTGACTGTAAATGGCTAAAAGCTCAACTCAATGCTGGAAGGAAACCTTATGTCGAAGTGGCGAAAGAATACTACCGTGACCCGACCATCACGAAGCATCACAAATCTTACCCTGTTTTCAAGGCTTTATGTCACGGTACTCATTATCTGGGCACTCCTTCTGGCCTCGCCCCCCGCATTGGCTTACTTGTTCACGAAGTGGAACGCATCCAGAAGTGGTACTATGACCTCTGCCCTGAGATCAAGGTTTGGCAGGAAGAGATTAAGAAGCAAGTCTCAGGTCGTCGGTACATCACCAACATCCTCGGCTACCGCTTCCACTTCTTCGACAAAATCGAAGGGACAATCTTCAACCAAGCTGTAGCATGGATTCCACAATCCACAGTGGCTTGCATCATCAATCGTGGGTATGTCAATATCCACAACAACTTACCTGAAGCACAAGTACTTCTCCAAGTTCATGACTCCCTCGCAGGGCAGTACCCCTCCCACCTCGGTTGGGTCAAAGATCGCATTATTGAGGAATCCCGCATCACTCTCCCATATGCGGAACCTCTTGTGATTCCAGTAGGTATCAAGACCTCAACAAAAAGTTGGGGGGATTGCATCTAGGCATAAAAAAGCCTCTGAGAACTCGCACTCCCAGAGGCTTTCTTTTCAGCGCTTTACCGGTCACCCCGACTGCCGCTTCGTACTCTTAGTCTCCACGCCGTAGACCTTTTCCAGAGAGCGCATTCCGCCTATCCCCAGCATTGCTCCCAGCAACCCCAGCAAATCAGTCACCCCCAGATCAGGAAATACTGGCAACACGGAAGCCCCACCTTTAATCGTGGTGTAAGCTTGATACGCCCAAAAACAACTCAGGAAGAGCGCCTTTGGAATGTACGCCAACCCTAAACTAACTCCACACACCCAACCGACAAAAGGACGCCAACCTGCAACGAATGTGCTACTACTAGCGGCCTCAATTTTGTTAATTTCCAATTGACCTGTAATTTCTGCCAGCTCTCCTGTTTGCTGCAATTCTAACAGTTTCAACTTAGCAGCATCTGCCTGCGCCGCATCAGGGAAGAAATGCCCGATAAGCTTTTCTCCTATACCCAAAACTGCTGTGATTGGATCGAGTGCCATATGCTACCCCTTAGTTGATACCGTTCGTGTAAACAGCTTTCCCATGCGGAAAAGTCGCCGTAAGCACTTGCCCTCTAGGGCGTTCCAATGCCAGCCCTACATGCACCCAAGTGCCTTCATAAATCAACTGGTCCAAATTTGTCACCCCCAGTTTTTGCACTTGCAATGCCAAATCTTTTGCACTTAACCCTTTGCACACAATATCAGCCGCCAAGCCTTGCATATGGGCGCTAGTGGATGACCCCCCAACGATACGGTTTAGGGCTAGGCACCGATAACCACAATTCACCGTAATTGGTCGCCCTACGGCGGCACGAATCTGCTCTAATGCAGCTGCAAGCACTTTCAAATTCCCAACAACTGCCTCTGGTGGTGTATTATCAACACCTTTCCGCACGGCCATGTAGGAAGCTGTTAACTCTTCCAGTGTAAAATGCTCACTTAACTGCATCATTATCCCCTTCCAGTTTAGGCTCTTCCCAATGTTTTTTCCAGTCTTGCCAAGCTCCTAACATGTTACGAATAATCAGGAGTAGTGACAAGACAATCCCACAGCAAGTTGCAACGAGGGCTGTCAGTGTCTGCAAGTTCGATAGCCCAAGCCCCAAGGTGCTACCAGCAACCACAGCTGACACCGATTTACTCTCCACAGCAGCATTTGCCATGTCACTTACAAACGCGGTTATTACGACGAGACTTTCTTTTAGATTCATTTCGTTTTCTCAGGGTAAGTCGCAAAGCGGATAAAAGCACCACTACAAAGTAGAGAATTCCAAGCAGAATTCGTAGGCTCTCTAACTTCATCCTGGGACCTTTGTGCAAATAAACGCCCTACTTGTAGTACAAGAATTCCATAGGTTAAACTGTTGTAAAGCCCCATAGGAAAGTAAAGCCAATAGGAAACCCAGCCAAAAAACTGAGTGACAAGTCCCAAAAGCGCCAGACGTTCTAAGTCGTAACTTAACTGAGAAGTTTGCGCCCAATGAAAGCCCAAAATACTTCCAACTGCGAAAGCACCACAGATCAGAAAGTACGTGTCATCTGGGGCAGTAAAGCGTAAAGTTGCCATAGAAGCAAGTTCAAAGCTGAAAAGAATACAGGCTAAGTGGAAGCGTGAGGTTTTCATAAGTTTCTAGCGTTTTGGTTTTGGCGGTGTTGGGCGTGGCTGAGGCTTACGAGCTGGGCCATTACCGCCAATTGTATAAAAAATTTTCATAGAAACCTTTAAGAATTACCACCAGTAAATTGTAACACGACCCGCACCGCCAGTTCCGCCCGCCCCAGAGTTAAAACCATTAGCAGAACTGCCTCCACC